CTCTTTAGAATAAATGTGCTTGGAATCAGCAAGATCGGCAAGGATTAGCTGCACAGTTGGTCTTTTGAGGCCGGTTTCTTCTACCAGCTCTTTTACGAATTTAGGTCCCTCTGTCAGCAGCGTGAGGACCATTCGGGCGGATTTGGAGAGTGGTTTGCCGGCCGCCTTGGCGTCTTTCCCGCCCTGTGGTTCATCGCGAAGCACGGGCAGCAGGGAGGACATGACCAGCCCGCTTTCCGGGTGCGTCACCTCGACCTTGAGAAGCTCCACGGTCATGGGTTTGGGCTCGTCCGAATGGCGTGCCGCGGTGCATTCGATCCGGCATATCTGGGTGCCTTCGGTGCGGGTAATCCTGAACTCGTTGTCCACGGCCCCCAGCAGGGCCGAGGAGCCCCGCGCGCCTTTCTCGGCATCCTTGCCGCTGTGGTGGACGATGGCGATGTGGGCGCGTGTGTGAGCGCGTATGGCATCGATCGACTGCACGAAGCGGGTCATGTCCTGAGACGAGTTCTCGTCGCCCGGCCCGAAATGACGGTTTAGAGTATCTATCACAACCAGCCCCGGCCTGACGGGCAGGCTGTCGATTGCCGCGATGGCATTAGCCAGACCTTCCGGGGTCGATAGCGGCACGCCTACGGGGATGGTCCAGAACTGCGTCTGGCGGCCCTCTGATCGCTTCTGAAGCCAGACGTGGACCCGATACTTGAAGGTGCCCATGCCCTCGCCCAGCAGGTACAGGACGGGTTGTTGCACCACGGCATTGCCGCGCCACGGGACGCCGCAGGCCACACTCAGCGCCATGTCGAGGACGTTGAACGTCTTGTAGGTCTTGGGCGGCCCGTACCAGACGCTCGCGCCGTCATCGATCACCCAGCCGTCAATGATCCATGTGGGATCGGGGACAGATAGCAGGCCGGAGACGTCAAGAATGGGCAGCAGCGGCCGCGCGGGCTCCACCGGAGCTTTGAGGAACCCAACGACATCGAAGCCCTCGGCAACGGCGTCGGCCGCATCCCAGCCGTCAGGCTTCATCGCCGGCGGTTTCAGTCGCCGCACCACGCAGCCCAGCGCCCGCAAAGGGCCATCCAGCTTGTCCATGAGGGACGCGCCTGGCGCGTCATGGTCGGGCCAAAGCGCCACGGTCTTGCCTGCCAGCGGGGTCAGGTCCGTTTTCTCAATCGAGGTGTTTGCCCCGCCCATAAGTGACGTAGCGTCTACCCCAATTGAGGTAAGGGCGTCGGCACATTTCTCGCCTTCGACAATTACGACCGCTTCTGACGCATGCCACAAGTCGAGATTGTAGAGCGGCCGCGGCGCTGGCATCCCTGCCTTGCCGTTGGTGAACGGAAGAAACGTTTTCTTCCCGTTGGACAACTTGAACCGGCTCACCTCGGCAATCTTGCGGCCGTGCTTGTCCTTGTAGGTATACGTCACCTCGTGGGTCTTCTCGGGTTCAGGCTCAACCGGCTTTGCCGCCTCGACCTTGTGGCGTATCTGAGCTGCGGCTGGCGGCGCCCCGCCCATCCATGCGTCAAGCTCCTCGACAATCCGAGGCAGGTCGCGGTGGGCGTCCAGGCCGTGCAGCTTGCCCCACAGGGTGAACAGGTCGCCCTTTTCGTTGCCGTTGGCGTGGTCGATGAAGCGGCCGGCGCTGTCGTCGCTTGCAATGCTGATAGACAGGCTGAAGCCGGTGTCTCCGGATATGTCGCCAATGCGCGCATCCCTGGCCGTCATCTTTGCGCGGGGAAACAGGTAGCGGACCAGTTCGCGGATGCGCGCTTTGGCCTGCCGCTCCACACGCTGCTTGCGCGCCGTGGGGTGCTCGCTGACATTGCTGGATGGTTTGCCCTGGCGGTCGGCCGAATTGAAATCGATCACGCGGCAGCCCCCCAGCAACGGCCTTTGAAGGGGCAGTCGGCGCAGGCGTAGAAGGTCGGGTCGTCAGTGCACCGGGGCCTTAAGGCTCCGGCTCGGCTGTCCATGATGATGCCGACCGCCCGGTCGGACGCAGATTGCGCGCGGACCCGGTCGAACGGGACCAGCTCGAGGTAGATCTCCATGGTGTCGCAATTGACCGCCATGAACAGCGCGGGGTTGGTCAGGTCCATATAGGCCTGGTAAAGGGCGATCTGGTCGGCGTATTCAGGCTTGGACTTGGCAAGCCCCCGGCTCTCGACAGCCTTCCAGCTCTTCGACCCCAGCGCCTTGTGTTCCCAGACGAGCGGATAGGCGATGTCGGCAGGCCCGCCCGTGATGACGCGGTCAACGTGGCCGGCAAACGATCCATCCGCCACCTTGAACCCAAGCGGCTGGCCGTTCCTGCCCGTCTGCGTGAGCCTGAAGCCCGCATCCGCCAGCCAGACGGCCGACATGCTCTCGAACACATGCCCCCGCTGGAAGATGCGCAGCGTGCGGGCCGAGAAGCGCCAGCCTTTGTCATGCGCATCGCCCATGAACTCGTGCTGTATCTTGCGCTCGCAAGGCGAGCCGATCGATGACGCGCCGACATAGCGTCGCCGCTTGTCATCCTGGCGCATCGCGCCATCGACGGCCGCGTGTATCTCCTTGACCGCGTCCGTGCGGATCATCCCTGCGGGGTTCATGTCGATCATGCGCGCACCTGTGGTTTTACGGGGTCCGGATCGCCTGGCTTGCGTCGGGCGAAGGCGTTGCACTGCTGGTGATGCGTGTCGCGGACCATCCTGAAGTGCGGTGACGCCTCGCCCTTGCACTGCGGCCTTGGATGCCGCTGAAGCCAGACGCAGCCCTCGCAGGTCGTGTTCTGCGCCTTGATGTGAGCGGCCGCGGCTGCTTGCGCCGAGGTATCGCGGAATACGCGGGTTCGTGTCTGGTTGGTCATGCTGTTCCCATAAGATTAAGGAGGGTTCCGCCCGTCTTCTCACGCTCGGCTTCCTGCAAGTGGCGTACAGCGTGCTTGTAATAGGTCGGCTTCAGCTCGCTACCGACAAACCGGCGCCCGGCCTTGAGTGCGACCCAGCCCTCTGAGCCGATGCCCATGAAAGGCGAAAAGATAACGTCGTTCGGGTTAGACCAAAGCCGAATGCAACGCTCGATCAGGTCCAGTTGCAGCGGGCAAAGGTGGCGCTCGTCCTTGTCCTCACGCGCCAGCTTGCCGTTGAGAACATTCGTCTGGTTGATGTCCATCCAGACTGGCGAGGCCCACTGTTGCCACATATCGACCGGGAACAATTTGGCGTCCTGGCCTACGCGGTCAGATTCCTTCTCGTCTGCCGGCGTCTTGCGGAACACCATGACGTAATCCGCCATGCCCTGACGGTTGCGCGTGCTGTCCGTCTGGATTTGCTTGTAGAGAAGCCCCAGCGCTTTCGTGCGCTGCATCTCCACGACGGGGTCTTTCCAGACCGTGATACGGCTGTGGAACGTCCAGCCCTCAGCTTCGTGAACTTCGCGAATGTCGGATGGAAAGTCATAGAGCCCGACGACGCCGTGCATAGACTTCGTGCGCGGCAGGTCGGAACAATGCACCGCCGTCAGCCTGCCCGGCTTCGTGATGCGGTACAGTTCACGAACCAGATACCGATAGAGCGCCTTGAACTCGGCTTCATCCTTGACGTTGCCCATGTCGCGCTCGCTGTCGCTGTAGACAAACAGATGAGCGAACGGCGGCGAGTAGACGGAATGGCCAATGCTGTTGGCCGGTAGGGCGCTGGCAATCTCAACGCAATCCGCATTGTATGCGGTGAAGTGTTCGCCGGCGTGCTGCGCAATAACGGAAGTCATGAGAGCCATCCTGGTATCTGAAGGGGTTTTGAAGGGGCGTAGGCATCGACCGCCGCGCGCTTGACGGCGCGGGCCATTGCCTTGGACATTGCGGACTTCATGGCGTCGTGATCGCCCGCCTTGCGGTTCACGATCTGCCAGATTGATTCCTCGGTATCAGCGCAGGCAATATGCACTTGCATTGAACGAGATTGACCGAACCGCCAGCAACGGCGCACGGCCTGATAGTAACTCTCGTATGAGAAGCTGAGGCCAACGAAGGCCATGCGCGCGCAGTGCTGCCAGTTCAGGCCAAACCCTGCGATAGAAGGCTTTGTGACGATGACGCGTGCCTTGCCGGTCGTGAACGCGACAAGCTTCTGCTCTTTCTCGTCAGCCGACATGGACCCGCGAACTTCCATTGCATCGGGAATGCGTGCGGTCAGAGCGTCGGCTTCATAGTCAGTGTCGCACCATACTACCCACGTTTCATCGCTATCGTTGACAATTTCAGCGATGGCATCAGCGCGTGCGTCCGTGGTCATGCGCTTTTCGCGATGGATGCTTGTGGCGCTGGTGTCGGGCATACGGAACAGACGCGCCTGCCCGTCCTTTTCCTCGCCGCTGTCTATGCTGCGGTCTGAGGCGATGACATGCCGGCGCACGTCCAGCTCAGGAAGGATGTAGCCATCATCGGGCAGGCCGATATCAGACGGCTTGGAAATGCAGCGCGCCCATGCAGCTACCCATGACCAGAAGTCGGTCTGCGCATGGCCCTTCATGCGCCATGTTCCGGTGTCCATGCTGTCATGGATGAACCAGCGCTGCAGCATCATGTTTTGCTTCATCACGCCAAGAAATTCGGAATGCGTTCCAAGCTCCATGTGATCGTTCGGCGCTGGCGTTGCGGTGCAAGCCAGGCGGTAAGGCGTGCGCGCAAAACTCTCGATGAGCAGTTTCGTGGTCTTCCCGGTGAAGCTCTTGAGGATCGACGACTCGTCAAGAATGATGCCGCTGAATTGCTTGGCGTCGAATTTGGCGAGGCGGTCATAGTTCGTGATGTAGACGCGCGGCGTCGTGATCTGGTCGGGCTCGCGAACAGACTTCGCATCAAGCCCGAACTTCTCGGCTTCCGATTGATGCTGCGCAGCGACGGCAAGCGGCGCCAGCATTAGGACGGGCTTGTTTGTCTTCTCGACAATCTGTCTGCCCCATTCCAGAGCGCACAGCGTCTTGCCAAGCCCGGTATCGAGGAAAAGCGCCGACGCGCCAGTCTCGACCGCGAACGCCGTGGCGTGCTGCTGGTGAGGCTTCAAAGCCTTGTGTAGCGCCTTGGGTTTGAAGCCGCGCGGCTCAAATGCCGCGCGTTTTGCGGCTATGAGATCATAGTATTCTTCAGAATGTGTCATGCTGCGCGCTCCTGAAGGATGGCGCGCGATGCCAGGCGCATAGACACGCGAACACAGATCGCGGCGACACGTTCAGCGGTGAGCGGGTCCGTCTGCGCTTCGATGCGCCTGCGGGCGTAGATCACGGTCGTGTGGTCGCGCCATCCGAATGCCTGTCCAACTTGCGTGGTGGATTTGCCGGTCTTGCACGCGAGGTACATGCCGCACGCGCGCCAGTGTGCGAGGTCGCTAAACCTGCGGTCCCCGGTGATCTGCGCGGGTGAGTAGTGCGAGGCTTCAGCCGTCGCGGCGATGATGTCGGCGATTGAAGGTGTCATGCTGGCACCCTTTCTTCTGATGTTGGATCCTCAAGGGTCTGGATTTGCGTGTTCTCAATTGCCTCGTGCGCAATCGCGAACAGCATGGCGGCGTCCACCTTTGACCATCGGCCGAGCGGTTCGCTCCACGGCAGGCCCGACGCCTTGTCCGCGATGAGCCCAAGCGCGGCCTCGGCAAAGCCCAGCGTCATCGCGTCAGGCGAGCCAATCTTGGGCGTCCCGCGGCGCGTGGCCCAATTGCAGGTCCGCGCTTGTATCCATGCGTTGATCGTGGTGAAGGCGAGAAACCACGCCTCGCGTTCTGTTATCGCATGCCCGCGTTCGCCAAGCATGCGTTTGAGCGTGGCGGCCGCCGCAACGGTCGCCAGGTTGTCTGGATCATCTGTCATTGAATTTGCCCCAGCTAAGGGAGCGGCGCGAACCGCTCCCCCGCCCGGTTACGCCCAGGCCGGGCGGTTGCCCGCCGGCGCGGAGACGGCAGCGCCGTTGGACTTGGAGACGGCCTTGCCCTTCTTCGCGGGGACGAAGCCCTTGTAGTCGTCATCGTCAGGCGTCACGGCGCGGACAGTGTTCTTGTCCTTGCCCTTCTTAGTCTCGCCCGTGCGCTGGTCGGTGTATTCCGTTGCCTTCTCGATGCCAAAGCGCGCGACGAACTCGAGGCCGTTGAAATCCTCCCAATCGTCAATGCGGCGCGCTTCCATTGCGGCGGGCTTGTCGTCTGCCGGATCGATGCCGTAGGCGCTCTCAAGCACGGCCCGCAGTCCCGCCATGGAAATACGAACCATCGTCTTGTGGCCTTCCGTGTCGTTGCCGGCAATGCCGATCCAGCCCCACGCCTTGCGGCCTTTGAGCGGCCCGGCGGTAATGGTATATTCGACGTCAAGGCCTTTGGCGCCGCTCTTGCCGGTCTTGATCTCGCGCAGGTTTAAGATGACAGGCGCGACGGTGCCTTCGGGAATGGGCTCGCCTTGCGGGGCGGACTGACGTTCAGCAGTGTTGAAATCGATCATGGACATGATGGTGTGTTCCTTGAATGTTGATTAAGCGGCAGCGCGCACGATGGCGGCCGTGTCATTGAGTTTTGCAAACAGGCGGCCGAGGTCTGGCGGCTCCATCGCGTCGAGGCGTCCAGAGCGATCCTTGGCCGGGAAGCCCCACTCGTTCGCGGGGTCCGTGACGAAGGCGCGATAGGGCGGTCCATCTTCGGGCCGGATGAGCGCCATAGTGATCACCTCATCGACGATGCCGGGCATTTCACGCCCGGCCTTTGATCCGTCGATCTGCGCCCCCCACGACTTGCGCTTGAAGTCGTCCTCCTTCTCCTCAAGCAGGCACACGAACACGACATTCCGCGTCCGCGCGTGCTGAAGGCGCGTGATCCACTGGATCAGCTCGCGGCCGTGAAGGCCGTAAGTGCCAAGCAGGTTCTTCTCGCCCTTGGCGTTTAAGCTCTCGGGCTGGTGCTCGCACCAGTTGAAGCAGAGACGGCCGGCAACGGTGATGCTGTCGATGAAGATGGTGGAATACTTTGACAGGCTGTCCGCTGATCCAAACCGCGCCACGGCCCGATCATAGTGTTCCTGCCCGTACTGATCACGCGCGCGGACGTTGAGGTTTGGCCCTGCAAGGAAGCAGGCCAGATCGCGGCACTCCTCCCACGTTCCTGGCCGCATCTGGTCAATCGCGACGTCCTGCACAGCGAGGTCGCCGGCTTCAAGGTCCACGAACAGTGTAGACGCTGGATCGATGGTTCGAAGCAGCGATGTTTTGCCGACGCCGGGAGGCCCGAGGATAAGCGCTTTGACGCCCCTCGTTTGCTTCATCCGTTCGTCAGCCGTGATGATGGGTAAACCCATTTCAGGCTCCTTTTTCAGACCCCTTTCCTTGCGCCGCTGGATGGCGGGCGATGGTGGAAAGGAGCACTTGCCCCTGCTTATTCGTGCGGCCTAGGCCACCTTAGTTCGCAGGACACCATCGCTTTGCTCAGTGATCGCCGTTGCCGGCGAAATCTCCACGACAAGCCGGGGCTCGTCGCTCCAGAATTTACGGACGGTCAGGTCAACAACCTGCACGTCGTCATTCCAGCAAACCCCATTAAGCGCGTCCAGCGCCAGCTTGGCAAGGTTGTCGCCGTCAGGTTTTTTTGTTGGCCGATCGACGCCCGCCATCATGTCGGCGCGGCGCTTCTTTGATGCGCTCTGCGGTATGCGCAGGTATGCGGTTAAACGCACCTCAACCGGACCTTCAATGATGCGTGCGCCAGCTTCCATCGCCCATGCGGCAACGGCCTGTTTCTCGCTGCGCGTTTTCGTGTCGGTGAAGAACCGCGCGCCTTGTGTGCGGGCACGTGCCCATCCGCGGGGCTCGCCTGGCACGGTGAAGAAGATACGTGTCATCTAGCCCACGTCTCCAGCCCGACTTCGCCCTTGCTCACCTTGGCGATCAGCAGCATCAGCTCGTAAGACGGACGCGCCTTGCCGCGTCTCAACTTGCTGATGTGCGCTCGATCGCGTGCAAAGCGTTTAGCCGCTTCGGCGTCGCTGATGTTGGATTGCTCTAGCCACTGTGAAAATGTCATGCTGCAATCTGTGCACTACCTGCCGAGTTGAGGTCAAGAAAAAAAGTTGCACGCGGCGCACAGATAGTAATTGACCGTTAATGCATGACGTGCACATTAGGCGGCAACAAAGGAGCACGACATGGCCTGGACCTCTGCCGACACAATTTCCGAACAAGCGAGCCGCAACTACCGCGACACGCGCACGCCCCAGCAGAAGACATGGGACGCCCGCGCCGAGGCTATTGCCGAGATCGCCGCACGCATGCGCGGCCTCACCTACCCCAGCTCCGCGATCTGGTCACGCGACCCAGCCATCGTTGACTTGATGTCGGACCTTGCCCGCGACATGGCGCGCGAGATGCACGCCCTTAACGTCGAGGGGTATCTCCCGTGAGCCGCAAGATCGCATTCCAAAGCAATTACGGCCCCAAGCCAATCCCCGTCCGGCGCTTTGACTATTGCGCCCAGCGCGAAGGCGATGACGGCGAAGACCTGTGCGGCTGGGGCTCCACCGAAGCCGAGGCCATCGCGGACCTTCTCGACCGTGAGGCGGAAGCACAGGACGAGGCGGAAGCCCGTGCGGCGCGGAAGGCGGTGAAGCTGTGAGCGCGATTTACCCCGAAACGTCTTGCAGCCAGTGCGGCGGCTCGTTTGGCCCCGGCACACACGGCTTCTCGCATTGCGCCGACCACACACTTGCGTCTGGCTTCACGGCTTCACTGAAAGAGGTCCGCTTGCGGACGATCAAGCTGCACCGTCAGGCGCTTGATGCCGACCTGGTTCTCAGCGCCTACCGTATTGAGCAGGCAATCAACAAGCTGGACGCCGAGCTTGCGCGGCGCGGCGAGTACGTCAACGCGGTTCGGGAGGCCAAGCTGTGAGCGCGACACCGGAACAGATTGCCGAGCTTTGCGAGCGGCTACGCAGTCACGCGGCCAACGCTCCAGTGATTTCGCGGCAAAGCATCGACATGGACGCCGCCGCCGCTGTCATCTCAGCTCAGGCCGAAGAGATCGCACGCTTAGAGGGGGCGGCTGGCGAGGTCTGGGATGAAGCTTACGCCGAAGGCGCTGGCGACACCGCAGGCTGGGAAAAAGAAACTTCTCACGCCATCCTGAAGTGGCTCGACAAGGAAGGCGACGGCTTCGACATCCACCACCCTGACGGCAACACAACGGACGCCATCATTCAAGGGCTCTACGATGCCAAACGCATCGGCAATCTGGCAGAGCTTCGCGCACAGGCTGAGAGAGTGCGTGTGCTTGAGAGTGCGCTGACGACTATTGGGCACAGCCTTGTGTGCGCCCCGGTCGATTACGCCGAGCACAATGCTAGCGAGCTTTTGCGTGCGGGGAACATCGCCCGCGCCGCCCTTCGTGGTGAAGCATGACCCTGCTGCGCCGCCTGCTGGACTGGATCACCCCGCGACACCCTTTGGACGATCAACTGACGGAGCAGTTCCAATGATCGCCACCCTGCAATCCCTCACCCGCCCCGCGTTCGCCCTGACGGAGCATCTCGCCAGGTCCGCAGAGGTCAGCGCGTTCGACCTGACGTCTCACGTTCGGCTGAGACAGCCGATCAACGTGGTGCGCTCTACGTGCAAGAAGCTGCGGAGGCCGATCTAATGCGCTATTATCTTGATTGCGAGTTCAACGGGATGGGCGGTGAGCTGCTGAGCTTGGCGTTGGTCTGCGAAAACGCCAAGCGGCATTCACTGTATCTTGTCCGCGAAGGGATGCCAGACGTTGAGCCGTGGGTGGCGCAAAACGTCCTGCCAATCATTCACGCCGACACGAATGCGCCGGGGCCGAGGATTGTTCTCGTGGCGCCATTGTCCGAATGGGCGAGCGCCATCGAAAGCATTCTTGAAGGCGACAGCGACGTCACTATCGTCACCGACTGGCCCGATGACATCAAGTATGTCTGCGAACTGATCATCACCGGCCCCGGCACGATGATCAACGTCCGGCCAAGCATCAAGTTTGAGATGCACCGCGTCGATGCGTACCCGACCGACCTACCCGGCGCGATCCAGCACAACGCATATTGGGACGCCATGGCCCTCCGGCGCAGGCTGGAGCGGATGGCGCGGGAAGAGGCGGTTTGATGCGCAAGCTCCGCGTCCTCGATCTTTTCTCAGGAATTGGGGGTTTCTCCCTCGGCCTTGAGCGCACAGGCGGTTTCGAGACCGTGGCGTTCTGCGAGATCGACCCATTCTGCCGGCGCGTGCTGGCGAAACATTGGCCGAACGTCCGGCAATTCCACGACGTAACCAAGCTCAGGGGCGAAGATGTCGGACCAGTTGATGTTATTTGCGGAGGTTTCCCCTGCCAAGACATCTCGTTTGCGGGAAAGGGCGCTGGCCTCGACGGTGAACGCTCGGGTCTGTGGAGAGAATACGCCCGTCTTATTGGCGAATTACGACCCCTCTACGTCCTCGTGGAGAACGTCGCAGCGCTGCTTTCTAGGGGGCTGGGAGACGTTCTCGGAGACTTGGCCGCGCTCGGGTATGATGCGGAGTGGCATTGCATTCCAGCTTCAGCCGTTGGTGCGCCTCACAGACGAGACCGCGTATGGATACTGGCCCACGCCCAATGCCATGTCCAACGACAAGACGCCCTGTCTGACGGACGCAAGGCTGGCGTGGGAGAGCGAGCCGCGGGCGAACGGCGCCAAGGTCCAAGCGAGGCTTCAGGATGCAGCAGCGTTCTGGCCGACCCCGCGGGCGAACGACGCGGAGAAGCGCGGGCAAATAGCCAACGACCCGCGGAACGGTCTGCCGGCCGCGGTCATGTACCCCACGCCGACACGCTCAATGCACAAGGGCTCCAGCAAGGGCGCAATGACGCGTTCATCCGGCGAGAGCAGGTTGAACGACAGGCTCGACTATCGAGTGGAGCAGGGGGAGATCACGATTGGTCGGTTGAACCCGCTGTGGGTCGCGTGGCTCATGGGGTTCCCGACCGAGTGGGCCAGCTTCGCGCCTACGGAAACGCCGTAGTCCCACAAATCCCCGAACTGATAGGCCGCGCAATTCTCGCAGCACAGGAAGCAGCAGCATGAGCCAGGATGATGTGGAGCGCGTGGCGCGGGCGATCCTACGGGTCCGCGTGCAGGGATTTAATCTCGGATGGGACGACAGTGGCGGTCGCTCCGTGATCGAATACGGACGCGAGATGGCCCGCGCCGCCTTTTCCGCGATGCCCCCGCGCGACGAGCTGTTGCGCGAGGCGCTGGAGGCTTTGCAAGGCTTGCACGATGACGTGGTGGAATACGTCACGCTGAACAAGCTGCACGACGCTGACGGCTCGCCCGCAATCAACAATCACTGGATGCGTCGCGCCCGCGCAGCCGCAGACAAAATCCGCGCGGCGCTGGAGCACCAGCAGAAGGAGACGCCATGACACTCGCAGACGAGCTTGAGCGGCTGGGGAAGCTGGCGGCGGCGGGGCCGTGGGATGGCGCAGGCGGAACCTATGCCTATCCGTCAGGTGTGCGCGATCCAAAGATGCGCGTTGCTGAATTTGGCGGCGCATACGCCTTCCAGAATGCTGATCTGGTTTTTGCGCTCGTCAACAACTTGCCAGCCATCATCGCCGCACTACGCGCGCAGGAGTGGCAGCCGATAGAGACTGCGCCGGGCGGAGAAGTGGAGTTATACTTCCCGAGGAAAGTCACTGGCGCGCATCGCCAAAGCGTCCTGCCGGAGATGTACCGCATCGGTCGCGTGAGTGACACGCCGAACCGTCGCCCTACCCACTGGCGCCCGCTGCCCGCAAGTCCGAAGGGGGAGCCGCTGTGATCAACGTTGCTTTCGTGTTTCTTGGAATTGTCATTGCGATGATTGGCGTGTTCATTCCGCTGACGCCGCGGCCGCCAGAAACGGAAAACGAACGCGCCGCCCGCGCAGTGCGCGCTTTCTTCAAAGGCTACACGGACTCGCATCAGGTTTCCTACATCGGCAAGATTGCTGAAGGCGGATGGGAAATCCACGTTCGCGACTTGAACGACCCTAACGCGCCGTATTCAGCGGTTCCAACGGCCCTGCTCCTGCAACTGTCGAACGACACCAATCAGACAACGCCGTGGACAAAGATTGTTGTTGACCCCGCACACGACAAGGGGAAGCCGAAGCCATGACCCCCGCCGAAGCCGAGCGCCTCTATAATGCCGTCATGCTCGCCGCGCCGATGGCTGCAATTGGGGCGGTGCTGTTTGCGCTGGTCTGGCTGTGGCCGGTGAGGCGGAAGCCGTGAGCCCTACAGCCGCCCTATCACGATGGCAAACCAGACCAGCGCGCTAAAGCTGGAGATGACCAGCAGCAGCATCTTGCAGAACGGCGCGTATCTCATTGCCGCACCCACACGCGGATAACCTTTTCAGGATACCAGCGCCCCGCAGCTTTCACGAGGCATTGCCCGTCACGGTAGGTCACACGCAGGCCGCTCTCACGCCACCTAGCTGCGCAGTCTTGCGCATGGCCGGCGACGAACACCCACGCGCCAACAGCCCCGGCGACACACAGCGCGACAGCGCCGAGCATCGCCGGGGGTAGAGGTCGCACTACTTCGTCAGTTCTTTGTGGATGATCAGCGCCGAGACGACGCCAAGCACGATCGCCGCAAAATCCGAGATGCCCGGAACTTTCGGCCCGCCAAGCACGGTGTTGATCGCGATGCCGAAGCAGACGGCAACTGCAAAGATGCCGATATGAAGGAACGGCCCGAGCGCGTCTTTCTGTTCTTTAGTCAGGAATGCCATTTATCTCTCCTAGAGTTTACACCCAGCCTCGAGCCATTGCGCCACGTTGGATGTGGCGTAGTCCTTCGCCGCGGTGGGCCAGGTATCGTACTCAGCGCGGGAAACGGATGCCGGGGTCTGGCCCCGGCAGAACTCAATCAGCAGGCCGACACGCAGATCCTCAACCGGCTTTACCGCTTCCGCCTTCTCCTCGGAAAAGAACGGAAGCGATGGGGTCTGGCACGCTGTTAGCGTCGGGATAGACAGGGCTAGTATCCCTAGCCGTGATAGCTGCATCCGCATGGGTTCTCTCTTCTGTGATGATTTCTGCTGATCGCGTGGTGACGGCTTCGCGAGCCTGCGCCTGCTTGACGGCGCTAGCCTCGCGCTCGGCCTTCCGGCCAGCGTCCTTGAGGTGCCTTTTCACGGCTTCCCAGCCGAGAAGCGCAACAACTGCCCACGCGATAAACCGCGCGATCGGGTTGTCGGTGAAGAATTTACCTATTGCCGCCCACGTCATTCCTTGCCCCTATTTTAAAAGCGTCGTTGCTTCGACCATGCCCTTGGTCATGACCTTCGTGCCGCGCTTGCGTGTGAGCCAGCCGATGCCCGCCACGACTGCGGTTGCGACCAGCGCGATGACGACAGGGTCGCGCGAGAGATCGAAAGCAATGGCTCCCACGGCTGTCCCGATGCCGAGGCGCATGGTCACGATCTGGATCACAGAACCGATGCCAACGATGACCATGCCGACGCCGCGTTGGCTGTCGCTCATGTTCTTTGCGCCCTTGTCGAGGTCGATCTCCCCGTAAGGCACGGAGCGCACGTCAACCGTCTTCGGCGCGATAATGACGGGCTCAG